AGGCGTGCGGGATGCAGACGTTGTGATCGGAGACCCAGCCGGTATTGAGGGACGCGCGATTCCCGAGGCAGATCATACGCGCATCGGCAGCGCCTACTTCGCCCCCCGTGCTATTCGAGGCGTCGAGGACGTTGTGGTGGATGTCCCAGTTGTCCGAGTTGCCGTCGATCATGAGACAGTGACGGAACACCGCCCAGATATGGTTGCCCCATACCTCGCCCCCGGTGGCAGTGTTGCTGATGTCGATGCCGTTCCACAGATTCGTCGCTTTCGTGAGGTCATGGATCCGGTTGTCGTAGATCAAGTTGTCAAGCGAACCGGCGCCGTACGTCGGTGATCCGACGCCGATGCCCATGCCCGCGAAGTCGCGGATCTCGTTGTCGTGGATGCGCGCCTCGTTCCCGTGCCACAAGGCAATCCCGCCGCCGTAGCAGTCGTGGATCGTGTTGTGCGCGATCTCCGTGCGCCACGAGTTGTTGGTTCCGTCGCCCTCCGCGATGATCCCGATCACGTTGGTAGTCGCGATCTCGTTGTGGAGGATCTTCGCGCCGACGGTGCCCTGCGTGAGGATGCCAACGTAGAGGATGTTATCGCGCTGCGTGGGCGTCCCGTCGTTGCTGATCTCGCCGATCGTATTGTCGCGGATCACGATATTGCGCAGGAGCGGGAGTGCCGTGGTGCTCACACGAATGGCCACGTCGGGATCCGCGGCGACGTCATCGCCGCCGCTTACCGTGTTCCGTTGGATCGTCCACCCGTGCCCGTCCTGGTTCCAAATGCCGCGGTCGTCCCAGCCGATGACGTTCAGGTCTTGGATCGTGATGTAGTCGAAGTCGTCGCCCGAGATGACGTTGACGACGGTGCCCCCACCGGAGATGATCGGCTGCGCCGCCACGGCGCCATACGCCCCGAAGGTGATCGGCGCCTCCTGCGTCCCGTCCCACCCGATGACCAAGCCGGTGCCCGACCACGTGTCGCCGCGCTCGAACAGGATCGTATCGCCCGGATTGAACGTGACGCCGTTGACCTTCCCAATGGTCGCCCACGGTGTGCTCGTCGTCGTGCCATCGGCCGCATCACTGCCGCCGTCCTGATCGACGTAGTACGTCGTGCCGCCGGGCGCCGTGTGCGCGCCGCCGATGCTCCCCGGCATGCGTCCCGCGTTGGCGGAGGCATGCAGCAGCACCGCCACGATACTCACTAGGACGAAGAACGCGCCGCGCCTCATGGTTGGAGCACCCCCACATACTCGACGATCTGTGACGCCGTCGTGCCCGCGTCGAGAAAGACGTCCGCCGTATCTTCGACCGGCACGTCTAGACTCGCACACGGCGCGAGCGTCCGCCCCTTGCTCGTTGAGTAGTTCAGCCCGGTTGCCCCGACCATAACGTCGACGGTGTTCGCGCACGCCGCCTTGATATTGAGCGCACAGATCGCCTGTGAGCCCGCCACCGCCTCACTCCCGTTGGTAGCGTTTAGGGTGATCTGCCCATGCACCAGCAACCCCGTGCACGCGCTCAGCCGCACGTCTTGCGGCGCCGCGTCCGCGGAAGAGGCCCCGGCGAGCGCCAGGCACGCGCCCGCCAAGGCCAGAAGCAGAAGACGATCAGGACTCGTAAAAGAAGCTCGCACTGGCGTCTCCACTGTCGCCGCCACCCGGCTCCAGGTTCGTGAAGTCCCACTGAAAGGAATCAGCCGTCGCTGCAAGCGTGAGCGGGATCGCCTCCTTCCACGGCGGCTCGAAGATGATCGACGGATTGACGTTTGAGGTGTAGACGGTCGCAAGGACCGCGCCCTGGATGGTCGCCTCCTTGACGTGGAGTTCCCACTTCCCCTGGACCGTGCTGGAGAGAATGGACTTCGTGAGGTAGCGCGTGCCGGAGGTCCCGGGGTCGGCCGACTCCAGGAGGGAGGTCCCAGCTGCGGCGATCGCGGTGCCGGTCGCGGTGTTGTGGGCGGTGTTGCTCGGCGCGGCCACCGAGCTCGCCACGCGCAACGCGCCGTCGGTCTGGACGGAGAGTCCACACGCCCGGGTGTCAGTCTGGGTCGGACTCGACGCATTGCAGACCGCGGGCAGGGTTTGCAGAGCATCGCCCGCCACCACTTCATTCGATCCGGCTGCGATGACGTCCGCCGCATCGTCGTTCGCCCGCACGTCGATCTTCCCGATCAACGCCGTCCCGGCCACCAGCGCCGGCAGTGACGTGACATCCACGTCGCCGATGTCGACGCCGCTGTTGGCGCCGAGCGTCCCGACCGAGGCCGACCCCGCGCCCAAGACCACAGCCTCGCTGTCGAGCGTCATCCGCAGATCACCCCCGGTCGTCAACGAGAGCATACCGGCCCGCGTGGCCGTGCCGCCTGTGGCCGTGGTCTCGAACCGCGCATTGAGGACCTGCAAGCCCGCACCCGCCGCGACGGTGTCGGTGGCATCAACGACGACCGGCCCGCCGGCGCCGTCGGTGATCCGCACGAAGAGGCCCGCCGCCTCGGCCGGCCCCGTGTCGACCGTCACCGTGCCCGTGACGGTGACTGCGGCGGTGTTCTCGACGCTGACGCGCAACCGCCCGTTCGCTGGGTCCAGCGAGAGGAAGCCCGCGTTCGCGGTCGTGACCGCTTCCTCCGCCGTAATCGCGCGGCCGACGAGCACGTGGAGCCCATTGGCCGCGGTTGCATTGTGCGCGGTGACATCCGCATTGGTGCCACCAGAATCCTGAATGACGGCTTTGAGATCGCCATCCGCTTCTGTCTTGACTGGTTGTGGTGCGAGACTCATCGTACATTCCTCCTACTATTCATCGCGTGCGGCCTCGTCGCGCTTCACGACGAGCTCCGCCCGTTTCTCGTTCAACGTCCCCAAACTAGCGTCCAGTTCTTTGATCTTGAGCATCACCGTGGACTGCTCCACTACGAGCTCTTTCGTGCGCAAATGCTGCTTCTTGATGTGCAGCCGCCGCTCGTCGAGCAAATAGTCCACGCGCTCGATCTCGAGCTCCCATCCAGCCACCAACCGCGATCGTTCTTCAGCTTCCAAGGAGTGTCCCCTCATAGGCGCCGCTCGCGCTGCCCGTATTCGTAATCTTCAGCGTCACGGTGGTGCCCCCCGCATCGGCATCCGGCTCAGGGAGCAGCAGCTCCGGCGCACGGTCGACGATCGAGAGCTTCTTCCGATATTGCACCGCGGCATCGAACTGCACGAAGACGTCGGCATCCGAGTCGCCCGTCACGATGAAGCCGCGGAACCGCCAGCCCGCCGCCGCGACCTTAGTCACCAGCGTGGCGGAGGCCGCCGGGGCGATGCCCGTCTGCGTACCGTAATTGTTGTCCGCGTCCCGCTGGATGGCCTGGAGCGTGCCGTCGGCATCCGTCAGCACCATCTCCTGGCGGTCGAAGCTGGACCCGTCGCGGCTGACGGCAACCTCAAAGCCGCTTGCATCTTCAGTCTGGGTGACGCTGGTCCTCGTCGCCATCTATGCCGCCCTCCTCATGCGATCCGCTTCGCAGCGGAGCGCCCGGGCTACGCCTGCGGCGCAGCGCGCCCAAGTGAATCGTGTGCGGATCCGCGTCGCGGCGCGCTGCCCCATAGCCAGTGCGGCGTCGTAGTCCCGCATGATCTTGAGCATCGCCCGGGCGAGATGCTCAGAGGAGACCGCCGCGAACTCATAGCGGCCATCGGGCGCGCACGAGTCGAAGTCCTCCCCCGGCTTCATTCGGCGCAATACGTGACGGGCAAACGCACACGTGCGGCGGTCCGCGAACTCGAGGACGCCGCCATGCGCGACGGTCACGCACGGTAAGCCGCTCGACATGGCCTCGGCCAAAGTGTTGTGCAGGAGTACGCCGCCTCCGACAAATTCGTGCGCATCATCAACTTGAATATCCATGACGTGCCCAGGGCCTACTTCATGTACTGCTCGCACAGGCACCAGGAGATACTCTGGAGTGACGCGCACGGAACGCGCTGCGGCACGATGAATCTTCCGGAACCGCCATTGCTGACCAGTCCAAACAGAAAAGCGATCAAGAGCGTCGCCGCCAATGCGCAACTCCCATGCGATCTGTCGTTTAAGCCCACGGACGGATATGAACACCCCCGCAGTCGCACCGCACATGCGTAACTGCCACGCCAAATGTGGGGACGCCGTCGTGATTGTGATTCCATCGTGGTTTACGTGCCCATCCCCTTGTACGTACGCCGCAACGAGTGGTCCGAGAGATACAGCGCTATTGAGAAGCCACGGATGCAATCGCTTCCGAGCTGCCCCGTTTCCGCACAGTGTCTTGAAGAAAACGGCCAACGTTGTCGATGACGCAACTACACGACACCCATTGCGCGTCGGCATGAGTTCGACAGTGGGGTTCACTCCGAAAGCACGATGCAGGTAGGCTGCGAGGCGACGTGCGATAGATTCTTCGTGAAGAGCGAGAGAAAACTCAATACCACGGCCACCGCATGCAGATCCTTCTGCGAGGTACCAGCCGACACAGTCGAGAAATGCCGTGTCTACCGGTACGAATCGTGTGATCCGAATAGGATGTGGGGCGGTATATCCCTCCGCAAGCAATAGAAGTGCGATGCGGCCCGCACGACTGCGCGGTGAACCACGCGACGGCAATGAACGCCCAGTTGCCGCACGCGCCGCATCTTCCGCAACGTGGATACCGACGCCAAACCGAAGTGCGATGGCACGAAGTGAAGGCTGTCTTTCCCTAGACCTTGGCGAATATCCCCCCGGGCGCCATACTGATGTAGCGTCAGATGACGCTTGATCGTCCCAGGCCGCAAGGTCGATGACCGGTGGTAGCGGCGCTGTCCATTTCGGACGTGGCACGGCCACAAAGCTTCCCGCGCCGAGTTGATCCGCACGTGTCCATATAGGATCCGATCGTAAACGTTGCCCGCGCGCTCGAGGACCGGGCCATGCGAGGAATGGATGTTCTGGCGTAACTACGAGTGGGGGTGTTCCAGCGCAGCGCACGCGCAAGCGCGTAGGAGCATCGCGTTCCGTCTTGGCGAGGACTAAGCGCCATCCGTTTCGCGTCAACACCTGATCGCCAACTTGTATGTCGGCCATGGGTAACACACCGGTAGGCACTTGAATTGGCGTTGTTGGGTCAACGCACAGGCCAAAGCCCTCAGACATCGACGGAAACGCGAAGCCGTGCGCGAGGCCATAGAGCGCGTTCAGCGCCTCGCGAGGGAGGTCGCGCTCATCGATGATGAGCTGCGCGCCGTGGCGGCGGACCTCGCCCGTGCCGCGCCCTGTCCGCGTCGTCTTGATGTAGAACTCCGCCGGCACGCCGCGCATATACTTGTCCCACGCGTCGGAGAGCTGAATCCATCCCTTGCGCGGGTTCATCGCGCCGACCCAGAGCCAGCGGAACGGGCGGTCCAGCGGATACGTGCGTGCCACCTGCGGGGCCGGCGTGACCCCGAGCGGCACCTTGTAGACCGGCGTCCCGGGGCACCAACGCCGAAAGATGCCCTCACAGAAATCCGACGGGACGATCAGGGCCGCGGCTTGGCGCGCGCGGTCGACCGCCTCGTGGGGCATATCCGGGGATTCAAACATCGTCAGCAATAGATTCCGGCGGCCCGGGACCGGGACGAACCCGGTCGGCGCCGTCGCCAGCAAGGCGAGCTCCGCCTCGGCGACGATCTCAATGCCCGCCGCCGGCAAGTGTTCCAGGAGCGCGCGGACGACGGTGGCGTACCCGTAGTAGTTGCCGCGCGTGCCTCCGGCGACGACGTCACCGAAGGGGTGCTCGAGTTGGATCTTTAGCGTGTCCACTGTTTGCGTTGCATCCGGTCACGCGCCCCCGCTCGCGCCAGGTCGCGCCACATATGGCCGCAGTGCCCGCAGTGCCACACGACGCCGCGCTCTTGCTTGGCGCTCGACGCCGGACGGTGACACTGCGGACAGCGCGGACGAAGCACCGCCGCGTCGCCCTTCGGGGGTTTCCCCTTGGGTGGCGACACGGCAGTCCCTCGGTGCATTGGAAACTACAGCCGCGGGCTCCTTAGCTCGCGGCGCTCTTCAGGCGGCCGAATGCCGCCGGCAACACGATGGTGATGGCGTACCGTTCCATGACACGCATCATCAGTCCGCCCTGTTGGAACACGTTGCCCGCCGCATCGGAGAAGCCCACCTGCACGCTCCGGCGGTCGCCGAAGTAGGCGTGCTTCCAGTCCCCGTACGCGATGAACTCCGTGCTGACCGTGTCCGTCTTCGGCATCTTCGAGTGCAGGTTCCACACGAAGCCGAGCAACGTACTCGGCGCCCCCGCCATCAGCGGCGCGAGCAGCGGCTGCCCCTGGTCATCCTTCACCTTGCGGATGTGATGGAGGACCTTCCGGTTGAAGACCCACTCGCCATCGCCGATGTGCTCGGAGGCAGCGTCGAGGGTGTTGACCAACTCGTCGTGATCGATCTGGCTGAACGACACCGACCCGGTGCCGAGGACCTGCTCGCCCACGCCGCTCTTCTTCAGCGCGCCGTACCATCCGGTCGGCGAGTTGTTGGCGTTGAACAGCTTGTTGTCTTCCTCGAGCGTCATGGAACGCGTGAAGCGGTCGACGAGGTAAGTCATGTAGCCGGGGGTCGCGTCCTCCTGCAGCTCGATCGAGACCGAGTCGTAGGCGATCAGCTTCTTCGCCGCGAGACTCGCGTTCGGGGTGACGAGGGCCGCCTGCGACTCCGCGCTCGGTGCGGTCAGCTCCCCCGGGTAGTATAGCGTCGGCTCCGCGGTGGCGCTGGGAACAGCGAGTGTCTCCGATCCCATCTGCACCACGGTGCACTTCGACCGCGCGAAGCCGGCGGCCTCTTGCAGCCACACCACGCCGTCGAGGATCGGGGTCGGGACGGCGTGGCCGCCCTCGGAGCCCGTGCCCTCGGTCTGCGTGCGCTCGAACCCGAAGATCGGATTGAGGCCGTGGTCCGCGCGGAGCTGGTCATACATCCACATCCCGAACTGCTGGCGCTCGTGGCGCTTGCGCTCATTCGGGTCCGCGGCGATCATCGACTCGTACGTCTTGCCACCCCGTGGTAGCCGCGCGTCGAGCTTCTTCGCCCATACCACCTGCTCCTCGTGCTGCTCGCGCATCTCCGCGAGCTCCGCCACGAGCTTCTGATTTTCCGTCCGCGCTTCGGCCGCGTCGGCGCGCGCCTCCTTGCTGACGGTCTCCGCGCGTTCGAGCGCAGAGTTGACACGGTCAAGACTCTTCTCGATCATGTCGCGGATGCGTCCTAGGTCCTCGCTCCGGCCTTCCGGAACGTGCACGCCTGGATCGCGTACTGCGTCGCTCATAGTTCCACCTCCACACGCCGGCGGGGTGTCTCACCCGTCCCGGCGATCACCTTGCGGTGTCCTCAACTGCTCCGGTTGCTGGTGTGTCGTTGTCCGAAAGGGGACGCGCCGCGTTTAGGCGCGCGTGCCATCGGGGGCGGACTTGGAAGCACTCCGCTCGAGCTGCTTCGTCCGCCGGAAAATCGCGCCGTACAAGTCGTCGGCGTCTTCACGTCGTGTCAATTTGCTGGTCCGTTCCTCGACGCTGCGCGTGAGCGCGGTCAACGCCGCGCGCTCCGCGTCCGCCTCGTGATCGTCGTCGGCCGCGGACTCCTCGCCCGGGGCCTCCGTGAGGGCCCGCGCCTTGATCGCGTGGGCCAGTTCGATGATGCGGTCGAGGTCGGTCGCGTTGGCCCGCGAGAGCACCTTGCCCTCCCGCACCTCAGCGCCGTTGATGAGTTGCACCGCGTCGCGGATCACCGCGCGCAGCTTCGCGACGCGCGCGACCCGGTCCTCGTCGGGCAGGTCGACCATCGCCCGCGCCAGCGCCATCGGATCGCGTGCGATCAACGCGTCGAAGCACGCGATGCTCGCCTCTCGCTCGCGCTCCATGAAGCGCTCGATCAGCGCCGCATCGCGCGCAATCACCGCAGCATTCGCATCGCTGATCGATTCGCGCAGGTCGAGCGGCTGCCCGGCCCGCTCCGCCACCACCTCCGCGATCTCGCGCCGCGGGGCGTACGTCACGCGCTGCACCTCCTTGATGAGCGCGCGTTGCTTCTCGAGCTTGAGCAGCGCCGCGCGCAGTCCCTCGTCCGCGGTCAGCGCGTGCTCCTCGGCCAGCGCGTTCGCGAACTCCGCGAGCTCCCGGACGTACGCGCCCGAGTAGCCCGCCGTCGCGTCGACCGCGGCCCCCCGCCCGTGCTCCGTCGCCGCGGGGATCCAGCGCTGCAGCATGCGATCGCGGTTGGTGGTGTCGGGCAGGTCGATCTGCAGCACCTCGTGGAACCGCCCCGGCCGGTCGATCAGCGCCGGCGGCAGCCGCTGCGGGTCGTTGCTGGTCATGACGGTGATGAGGCCGCGCGCCTGGTCGAGCCCGTCGAGCTCGGTCTTCAGCAGGTCGTGGAACCGCTCGTCCATCCAGTTGTCGATGTCCTCGATGAACAGGATCGACGGCGCGAGCTCCCGCGCCATCTCGAACGCCTGGATCACGCCGCCCACCGCGCCCATGTGGTAAAAGTCCCGGCTCGACACCCAGATGAAGGTCGTGTCGGGCGCCGTCCGCATCATCACGCGCCCGGCGAGTGTCTTGCCCGTGCCTGGGGGCCCCATCAGCAGCACGCCGCGCGCGGGCGCCTCCATCCCCTTCTCGTTCAGCTTGCCGACCGCCCAGCGCAGCGCGGTCTCGTTCTCCGGCACGAGGAACAGGTCGTCCCAACCGACCGCAGCCCGCTCAAGGAACGCGCCGGAAATCGAGAACGCCTCGCCCTTCAGGAGTTTCATGCCGGCCGCGACTTCGGCCGTGCGCTCCAGGAGCTGCGCCAGCGCCGCGCCGCCCTGGGGCGTCGCAGCGTAGCCCCAGACGTCCAGCCCGAAGTAATCCGGCTGGACGCGGAACACGACGCGCCGTGACTTCTCTTCGAGCATCATGAAGCGCGTGCCGTCCACCAGATAGGTGCCCGTCCGCGTGGAGTTGAGCTTGATCGTCTCGGTCCCCAGCGGCAGCTCGGTGCCGTTCGACCGGACGTTCTTCGTGTCGAGGATCTCCCAGCCCTGCGCCTGCAGCGTCTGGTCGAGCGCTTCCAGCCACGCGCCCATGCGGTTCGAGCGGATGAATACCCCGTCCTCGCGGATCTCTTTGATCTCGCAGTCGAGATACCGCGCCGCGAGCGCGTGGAACGGCGACGCGGGCGGGAAGTTCTCCCGCTCCACATCCCACGCCCGCGAGAGTTGCGGGTTCCACCGCAGCACGTCCTCGGGCGGCTCGTCTCCGTACGCCGCTCGCGCGAGGAGCCCGCGCTGCAGCTTCTCGCTCAGCGGCAGCGTCAGCAGGTGCTCGCGCCGCGCCGCCACGCGCTGGTCGTACGCCTCGTCGTCCGCGTCTTCGCCGCCCTCTTCTCGCAGCGTGTCGAGCAGTCCGACCGCCTCCTCGAACGCCGCGCGCGCCTCGCCCATGGCGTCATCGTCCCGGGGGAGCGCCGCCGCGATCTCCGCCCCGGTGCCGGCACCCGCCCGGTCCTGCCACTGCGTCTCGCACACCGCGAGCCGTTGGTCGTGGTCGGGAAACTCGCCCTTGAGGTCGCCCATGCAGCGGCTGATGAACTCGTCGTGGTCCTCGCTCGCCCCTGGCTTCGGCATCGGTCGGCTCGCGTCGTCAGGCGTGGCGGCAAGCGCTACCGCTGCGTCGTCGTTCGCCGTCGACGCCTCCACGCCGCTCGTGTTCGTGCCGACCTCCGCCGCGGGCGGCGCCGTCGCATCCACGAGCGGCACCTCGCGCAGAATGTACGCCGCGCGCCGGAGCCCGGCCGTCACGACGAACTTGTCGATGTACTTGCGCGGGATGACCCCGCGCTGAATCATCGTCTGGATGTCGTCTTGCAGGCCCGCGTCGGGGTCGGCGGGCACGGTGACCGCGCTCGTCTCCAAGCCGTCGGATCGCACGAAATCGAAGCCGCGGAACTCCCCCTCGTCGTCCAGCAGCGGCTCCACCTCGAGGGGCACCCAGCCGAACGACACCGCGTGCATGTCGCCGCGCTCGTACATGTTGAGGATCATGTTCGCGAACTCGATGTGGTCGGTCCCGTCGATCGTCCGGAGCCGCTCGACCTCGATGGCGAGCACGCGGCCGAGATGGAGGTGATCCTCCTTCTCGACCTTGACGATCCGCCCGATGGGCGGCGTCTGATAGTCGTGCCCCCAGAGGAAGACGCCGTTGCGCTCCAGGTTGGCGGTGTCGATGCCGTCCACGCGGATCTGCGACTGGTCGCGCTTGGTGCCCTCAGACACGGCGATGAACTTGAGGGTGCGTCCGCCGTCGGCGTGTGCCCGGTGGTGCGTCACGCCGTGCAGATTGACCGCGCGACACCACGGCCGCGCAGCGCCGTCCGTCTGGGTGGCATGCCACGTGGCCCAGAACTCCTCGGCCTGGCGACGCGCAAGCGCGTTGTGATCCGTCCGGAACTGCAACGGGACGAGCCCCGGCGTCGCCGCCGCGGCGGTTGTGTTGTGACTCATATGACCGTCTCCCTATGGGGTTGGTTTCGTTACGGATGGATCAACGACCGCTTCTGTCGTGCATCGACAGTTCACGACGTTCGCCGCGTCCCCGGTCCAGCCGGGATCGTTCGGGAAGAGCAGCCCGTTCTCGAACGGCTGCCCCATGAGGCGTTCCTGCCCGGTGATGTCGTGGTCGAAGAGGTTGCCGCGGGCCGGTGAGCGCACAACCTCGTCGTTGGCGGAGAGCCAGGCGTGCCGCTCGACGCCCTGCCCACGGAACTCAATGAACCGCGCGCCGTTGACCCCCTGCGAAATCTCCGTCCGCGCGATCGTCCGTGCCCGGCTCGCGGTCGCCGTCGCGCCGGTCCGGCTGTACTGGTTGAACACGCCGCGCACGCGCGCCGCCAGATCGGTCAGGTTCTCGTCGGCCTGCAGCCCGTCGAACAGCTCGAACCGCAGGTCCTCCGCGAGCGTGTCCGTGACCCGCGTCACCTTGATATCCTTCAGCGCGAGGAACGCTTGCGCGTCCGGCCCATCGAGGCCGATCACCTCGGCGCCGATGGAGGCGGCCGCGCCCTCGGCCCCGGTCGTGATGGCACGCTCGAAGAACGGGCGCGACAGGGCGCGCAGCTCGCGTTCCGCATTCGTGCTCTCGAACAGGATCCGCGCGACGTCGTCCTCGATCGTCCGCGCCCGCGCCGTGAACCCGCGCGCGCCCACCACCTCCTCAAGGTGGCCGAGGACCTCCTTCCGGAGCTGGAAGAAGAACTGGCCGCGCCCGGCGAGCCGCTTCATGTATTGGCGCTCCAACGGGAGGAACGTCTCGACGAACCGCTCCCAGCGAAAGAGCCGGTCGGCGCGCGCGGCCTGCGCGCGGGCCGTGGTCAGCGCGCGCGCCGACTGGACCCCCGGCGCCGGCAGTGCCACGCGACGGGGGGCGGGCAGCGCCAA